TGGGTATTTTTGAAACTTAACTAATTGATTGATAATGGATAATTATAATAATGTTTTGGATCAGTTAGTCGGATACGGGTTAAAGCCTGTATTGCCGTTGGAAACGGGGCGGTTGATCCGTTGTGCTGTTGAGGGTTCAAGAGAAAAAAAAGGCTGGTACGTTCTGCATGACCTGCCTGTTGAAAATGGCCGGTCGTTGTTGGTGGGATCGTATGGGATATGGTCCGGCAATGATAACGGTCAGCAAAAGATTGTTTTAGACAAGTCCCAAACGCTGACACCAGAACAATCTGCCGCGTTAAAAAAACGCCTGATTGATGACCGCAAAGCGGCAGAACTGGCGCGAAAAAAGCGGGCAGAGTCGGCAGCCAGAAAAGCGGACAGTGCGTGGCGAGCGGGAAACCCGACGGGCGAACATGAGTATTTAATCCGAAAGAACATCCAACCCTATGGCGCACGGTTCAGCAAGACTGGAGCGCTGATGGTTCCCATGTTGGATGTGACGGGCAAAGTCCATGGCATCCAATTCATATTAAGCAAGCATAAGCACAAAGAAGAAATTGAAAAAAATGGCAGAGATAAGCAATATTGGCCGCCCGGAGTTAATAAAAAAGGCCATTTTTACCAGATTGGGGCTATACAGGACGTTGTTTTAGTCGCGGAAGGATTTGCAACAGCGGCCAGCTTGCATGCTGCAACGTCATTACCGGTTATCGTCGCCTTTGATGCCAACAACATCCTTCCGGTTTGTGAAGAAATCAAAAGTCGCTACAAAAAAGCCAAATTCATTATCTGTGCCGACGATGACAGCCTTACTGAATGTCCGCACTGCAAAACGCGCATATCCATAGAAGAATCTGCCAATTGTTCATCGTGTGGCGAGCCGCACGGCAAGAAAAACACCGGTATTGAATCAGCTAGTTTAGCCGCGTTGCAAATCAATGGTCACTGGATCAAACCGATCTTCTCAGATCCAGATGAACGTCTGTCCAGCTATCGTAAAAACAACGGCAAACTTACCGACTTTAACGACCTGCACAAGACGGATGGCCTGCACACGGTAACGACCCAGATCAGCCAATTCGTAGAACAGAACATCAAAACCTCTGTTGGGCAAACGCGGGCGGTAAAAAATCAGGGGGGTGGGGAAAAAGATTTGACCCCTATTGATTCTACAGATGAGTTGTTGGAACGTTTCAGTTTGATATATGGCGCAGGTGGCACAGTGTTCGATCACAAAGAACATTGCCGGGTCACATTGGGCGATATGCGCGATGCCTGCTTAAGGCGCGATGTGCATCGGGCATGGTCGGAAAGTCCATTCCGAAAGATAGTCCGGCAGGATCAAGTCGGTTTTGATCCGACCGGAACCGACAAAAAAATCATCTGTAACCTTTGGGAAGGGTGGCCTACTGAACCCAAAAAAGGCAATTGTGAGCTACTGCTGGATTTACTCGATCACATGTGTAGCGACGATGAAGTATTTAAATGGGTTTTGAAATGGCTGGCGTATCCCTTACAGCATCCGGGCGCAAAAATGCGCACCTGTTTGGTGATACACGGGCCACAAGGTACCGGTAAAAACCTGTTTTTTGAGTGCATCATGGCAATTTACGGCAAATACGGTCGCATCATCGACCAAGCCGCTATTGAGGATAAATTCAACGATTGGGCCAGCAAAAAACTATTCCTGATTGCCGATGAGGTCGTGGCCCGATCGGATTTATATCACGTCAAAAACAAACTCAAAGCATTTATTACGGGCGAATGGATACGCATAAACCCGAAAAACATGGGGGCTTATGAAGAAAAAAACCACGTTAATGTGGTTTTTTTATCGAATGAGCGATTACCGACGGTTCTTGAAGAAGACGACCGCCGACATGCTGTAATCTGGACGCCAGACAAACTCGACAAAGACTTTTACGCTGAAGTGGCGCGAGCGATACAAAACGGCGCCATTGCGGCGCTGCATGATTATTTGCTTAATCTGCCATTGGGCGACTTTAACGAACATAGCAAGCCGATCATGAACGATGCCAAGCGCGAACTGATCGAACTCGGAAAAGATCCCATTTTAAGATTTTTCGATCAGTGGATAAGTGGTGATCTGGATTACATTCACCTGATGCCAGTGTTATCCGAAGACTTGTATGAGCTGTATCGGATTTGGTGTAACAAACAAGGCTCAAAGCCGACGACCTTAACCCGATTTGTCGATTTAATCGTAAAACGAAAGGGCATTAATAAACACCGCAAGCGATTCATGAAAGGATCGGTGCAAAGCAATCCCAAAAACTTCATATTTCCAGGAAAAGGTGCAGAAATGAACCCGGGCAACTCGGAAACAGCCTGGTTGGGTGAATGTGTCGAAGACTTTCGAGAATCGATAAAACAGTATCGAGAGGGTAATTATGTCTAGTTGTGCAGGGTTGTGCAGGGTATGTGCAGGGTTTTGTGCAGGGTTTTGTGCAGGGTTAAAGCCACGCCAGTCGTGGCCTGTGCAGGGTGTGCAGGGTTGCCCCTTACGCGGGCGCGCGTGAGTAAAATTTATTTCTACTTTTAAAAAAAAATTTTCTCTCCCGCGCAATATAGACCCTGCACACCCTGCACACCCTGCACAGCCCTTGATACTCGTGGCCTGCATCTGTGCAGGGTATGCCTACAACCCTGCACACAACCCTGCACAGACTTATATTTATTTATTTTTTTAAAAAAAAATGAAGAAAGAAGAAATTATTTGTGGTCCTGATAACCTGGAATTATTCAGAACACAGATCAAAAAAGAAAAAACACTTTATGCCCTGGTTAAAGCACTTTACGAACGCGAAATGATTGACGGTTTAAGAGGGATTCGCCTTGAACTGACTCCTGAACAAGGCTCAGAAGAAAAAACGCCTGAAAACGCAAAAAAAACGGCTAAAACGACATGACAGAGACAGACCCAGAGCAATACGTTACGCAAAAAGAATTTGCCGAACTCGAAGGCGTCAGCAAAAGCGAAATCAGCCAAAGAAAGACCAGAGGCCAGTTGGTGATGAAGAACGGGCGGGTTGCCGTCAATGCCAGTCGTGAATTACGCGAAAAAACCCGCCATCCGGATCGCCCGATCATGTCCGAATATCATGCCGAGCAGCGCAATGAAAACAAAGTCGATAATGAAGCCACTGGTTTAGCCGGAACCATGTACCAACAATCGCGGGCGTTAAAAGAAAAATACAACGCCATGCAGGCGCGTATTGCGTATGAAAAAGAAATCGGCCAGTTGATTGATGTCGCTGCCGCAAAAATAGCCGTCATGGATGGCGATGCAGCAATTCGCAACCGGTTAGAGTCCATGCCGGACATTTTAGCGCCGCAGTTGGCCGTGGAAACCGACGAGCACAAAATCAGAGCGATATTAATCGATCAGATAGAGATCCTGTTAAGCGATATATCAAAAACATTTTATCGGATGGTGAATGATGAATAGTGATCCGTGGGAAGAAGACATTGAATGGTTTTTAATGCGCTGCGTCAAAGACAAACGACCCAAACCAAGCGAATCCCTGCGCGATGCGTTTGCCTATACCGTCGATTTGAAGATTAAAAACGCTGTCTATCCGGACAATCCAGTGTTAAAAGCACGCTTAGACGCTTACGAAGACTATAAAAACGGTCGATTACATCGATCCAAGTGGTGAAAAAATGGCGGATTTAATCGGATTAGGTCATGCGCATAGCATCATCAATGAAGCAAGAGGCCGCTCCTTTGCTCCCAGAAAAAAACTCACTGTATCCGAATGGGCCGACAAAGAGCGCAGATTGTCCAAAAAAGGCAGCGCCGAACCTGGCCCGTGGCGTACCGATCGCAACCCGCCATTAAGAGAGCCGATGGACTGCTTATCTGCCCGCTCGGCCATTCGGGAAGTGGTTTTGATGTTTCCCGTGCAATTTGGTAAAGCTCTGGCGATTGACACCCCCATTCCCACACCTGACGGCTGGTCAACGATGGGCAATTTGCAAGTGGGGGATATTGTGTACGGTGCGGATGGTCATCCTACTCGTATTACTTTTGTTTCCGAAGTTTTTACCGATCATGATTGTTATGAACTGACTTTCTCAGACGGTGAGAAAATCGTTGCCGATGCTGGGCATCGATGGTGTGTGGTAGATACCTTATCCCGTGCTAATGCCCGTCAATTACAAAAAAGACGGGAAAATTTCACTGGAATTGAGAAAAAAAGAAAAGCCATCTCAACTGCCAGTCAAGACCATACGATCATCAAAACCAGTGAATCTTTACATGATTCATTTCGATATCATGGCAAACAATCCCGTTTTGCTATTCGAGTTAGTCAACCCATTATCAATCCAGATCAAAATTTACCGATTGAGCCTTACCTTTTGGGCGTTTGGTTAGGAGATGGTGCGGCTCAAAATTGTGGGTTAACTTTGTTTGAAGATGATGCCGCTTTTATTGTTGGCAGGATTGAATTTTGCGGCCATGCCTGCAAAGTCACACCTGACAAAAATCAACGTAGTGTCAGTGTTCGAGTCGAAGGTCTGCATCGATTACTGACTGAAAACAATCTTAAGGGATTTAAGCACATTCCTGAGATTTACTTAAGATCATCCATCCGGCAACGATTAGCTTTATTGCAGGGGTTATTAGACACCGACGGCTATTCAAGCAGCAAAGGGATGGTTGAAATCTGTTCATCTTATCCTGAATTGGCGGAAGGTATTATTGATCTGATTCGTTCATTGGGATTTAAGCCCAAAGTAAAAACTCGCAAAACCAGCGCAAAAGATTCTACTCGAATTACTTTTGCTGCTTATTGCCATAGTTCAGTATTTAGTTTACCTCGCAAAATGCAAGTTTTACCCGAACCTGGGCCAAAGTTTGAAGATATTATCTGTCATCGATTTATTGTCGATATTCAGCCGGTATCAAGTGTTCCAACCCGCTGCATAGCGGTCGATAATGAAAGCCATTTGTTTTTATGTGGCAAAGGATTCATTCCCACGCATAACACCGAAGTTGCCGCCAACGTGCTCGGTTATACGATGGATCATAACCCCGGCCCGAT